TGTTGTAATTGGTAATGCTTGTGCCGCCCATGCTGCCCAATGCGTTATTCGGGATAATAGTTCCCGCCCCGCTAGGCATAAACAACTCCGGGCCTCTCTCGCCAACCATGTAAGGCGTATTGGCAGATACCGGGCCACCGGAAGCCCTGCCAGCGCCTACGGCACCAACGTCAAACGCCGTTCCAACGGTTGTGAATGCGGTGTTTGGGGCCAAGGCATTCATTATCATTCCCTTGAATGATCGGAATAACATACTGGCCTGCATCTTCATTTCCATCGTTAAGATGTCAGTAATGATGCTGCGAGTCAGATCGCTGAACGACATCTTGCCGGTTCTGACGAAGGACTCGATGGCCCTAGTCATATTGCTGAACACAGAGTCCCACCTATCGCCAACGCGCTTGACCGATTCTTCCAGCTTGTTAAATTCATCTCGCTGATCTTGCAGGTTGCGCAATTGAGCAATGATGCCTTTCTTACCCTCGGGATCAATCAGTCGATCTTTCTCAATCTCCTGAATGCGCTTCTCTAGGTCAAAGCGTTGCTGCGCAGACTTCTTCTGAGCTTCAGTAGCGAACAGAAGATTGTTCTGAAGCGCCACTTTTTCCTTGTCAACATCAAGCGAAATCTTCTCAGCATCAACCTTCTTTTGAAGGCTGATCGTGGCTTCAGCAAGACGGCGCTGGAGATCATCCGCGGCTTTTTGTGCGGCCTCGAACTGCTCGCCTTCTGCCTTGGCGATCTCCATAACGCGATCCATATCAACTTTATAAAGATCACGCTTCAGTTGCTCTCTAATTGCAAGCTCTTGCTTTGCCAGAATTTCAGCGTTAAGCGCCTGAAACTGGAACCTTTCATTAACATTCTTTCGCGCAGTCTCTGTTCTTAACTGCTCAATCTTGAGGTTTGCCTCGGCTTCCAGCTTGGACTTTTGATCAACGTAATCTTGGAACATCACAAGCTGAAGGCTGAATCCAGCTTTGGTTAGCTCCTCCTGCTTCTTTAGCTCTGTATTAAGACCCCCGACCGCGGCGCGATCATCAATCTTTCTTTGCTCTTCCTGAGCCTTTCTTGATCTTTCTGCATTTTTAGCAAGCTCTTGTTCTAGTTCCTGTTTTCTTTTTTCAAGGGCAGCAATTGCATTTCTTACCCTTTGCTTAGACTCTTCCGCGCCGCCGCCAAAAAAAGAAGAAGGGTCGCTAAGTCTTTTTTGCGCCCTTTCAATTTGGCTTATTACATTTCTTAAGTCTTGCTCAAGATTTTCCCGGCCAAATCCTTTAAGTGCATCCCATGCATTACTAATTGCTTTGCCAATTTCACTCCAAGCTTTTTCAATATAACCAAGATTCCTGCGCTGATCCTCAATATTTGCATTAAACGAATCAGTAAGCTCTTTGATTGCCTTCTGCTTTTCCCCGGCCTTTTCCAGCACCTCGATTCGCTTGTACTCTTCAAGAGTCAAGAAGTGGTACTGATCATTGAGCCGCTTGGCGGCAGAGGCTGAACCATCTAAAGATGGGATGAGCTTTTCGGCAGTAGTCTTGGCAGACTCTCCAGTCAACTTGGAGAGGTTCAGGATCATCTGATTAACTGAGCCAATTGACTCCTGCGTAAACTTCCCAGATGCCGCTAGTGTGTACAGCGATTCCCTAGCGTTGCCAATTGAGACATTGAGCTTGCTGCTCGATGACTCGGCCAGCTTAGTGATGGCCTGCTCTGTGACGCCAGCGAAGTTGCTGGTCAGAATCATGCCATCTCTAAAGTCAGCGGATTCTTTAGAGCCTTTATAGAACGCAGCGCCAAGTATTCCAAGGGCCGCTGCCGCCCCGCCAACAGCAACGCGGAATGGCGTAAACAGACTTCCTAGCCATTTGAACGTATTACCAAAGCCTCCCATCACATCCTTAAACTGACCGCCTTGCTGCAAGAATGCAATCATGGCGTTTTGACCGGACGCAACCTGCGTCACGAAGTCAGTCATCTGATATGACAGTTGAATCTTTTGTTGCTCGGTTAAGCCTTGCGTGGCTTTCTTTGTTGAAACGGCAACGGCATCATAAGCCGCGGCCTGCTTTCTCAACTGCTCAATCAGCGCAGGCGCGGCGTGTTGATATTTGCCAGCCGAAATCTCTCGCTGAATTAACTCGGATTGCGTAAGAGTCTTGTTGTAATCCTCTGTCGCATACTTGAGCCGAATAATCTCTGCCGCGGCGGCTTCAGACTGCCGCTTAATTGCATTCTTAAGCTTATTGTTTTCCTGAATGGCCTTGTCAACATCGGCCCTAAAGGCCGCGGTATCAAGACCAAGAACAACTCCAAGGCGAGCGATGTTGCTTGAGGCCATGATTAAGCCTTTTTCCTAGCCAGTTTTTTGGCGTAATCAACAATAAAACTTGCGACTAACGGTTTTAACGCATCGACAACTTCGCGCCTTCTGCTTTCCAGCGCCGGTCGCAAAAAGGGTTGAGCGGGAATCTTTCTTGTCGAGAACTCTTGCGCCAAGGAAACCGCCGACTTTTTTACCGAAACAACCGCAATTGCAGCATCAGTTTCAGAAACGTATTCGGACATTACATCCCGGCCATTAGGAATCCTGGCATCTAGCCGAACCGTTTCTCTAAGGTGAGGAATTGGTGCGCCGTGCTTGTCAACCGATTTTCGTCTGGGGGATTCATCAAACGGGGCGGTCGCCTGCACAGCAAGGGCAACCGGCTGCATGGCGACTTTGGCGGCTTTGACAAGGGTGTTCCTAGCGGCCAAATCGGCCCGAACCCCCTTTGCCAAATCAAGAAGTTGCTGCTCTAGCTCAGCGAACCCTTCTATCTTCCAGGTTTCCTTGATTGGAACGTAAGCCATTTTTATCCCCCAAGAATTTGTCGGACCCCGGAGCCTGAGACATGAAAGACAGAAGGCTATTGTTCGCTTGCGCCCTTTGCTCTGCCTCGGAAAGCGGTGGATTAATGTAGTCGCTTAATGATGGCAGGATGTCTTGCATCTTAAACGCTTTTGCACCCTTTTGCAGTTTTGAATTCAAGTTCCCGGTCGCCAATGCACTTAAAGCAACTGCCAACGCTTTTGGCCCAACCATTCCATCATGCAACATGATTTCAATGTCACGCATGGCGTCTGACGGTATTTCATCAGGACACCCACCATGAGCATAGATATATGCCCTTGCCTGCCGGTGGATGTCCCTGATTAGTTTTTTCTTGCGTCCTTAAATGAAGGCTGAATTGCCTCGCCAATAGCGGCAAGCATCTCCATCTGAACGGAAAATGGAAGTTCTGCTTCAATGTCCGCATACGTCAAGTCAGACGTACTTTGACCATCAGCAGGCACCAATAGCTTGAAAAACTCTAGGATTCGTTGTTCAGCTTGGATGACAGACTTCACCAATTCCTTGGTTGAGCGGCCATCGACAATCAGATCACCATCGACCTGTTCGCCCTGGCCTTCCATGCCATCAACAACTTTCTGATATCGCTGCTCAAAATGGGCGGCGTCAATATCTTTGACTTTGGCCTCGATCTGCTCCATCTCGGCAGATACGGGAACCTTGACCTTAAACTTGGCCGATCCAAGCTCAAACTCTTTGATGCGCAGCGACGAAGTGTCGCCAATAAGCGCCGAAAGCTTTGTCATGTCTTATCCTTTACGAACTATCTTCTGGTAAATCTCCTCATTGAGTTCGACCGCGTAAGCGACAACCTCAGAGGGAGACATCTTATCCGCATGACATTTTGCAATATCATGGGCTAAAGAAATTGCAGTCAAGCGTTGCTGAAAAAAGCCAAACCAGTCTTTTCTCAACTCCGCTTGCTGCAACAGGTAATTTAGTAAATCCGTACTGTTTTGTATTGTCTGCATTCGCTAATGCGAGGCGGCATCAAGCATCTTAGTTAAAACGATTCTTTGCGCCTCGTCCTCCGTTTCGTAAAGAGCATCAGAAATCTCTTCTGTCGAGAAAGGATGGCCGCGGACCATCAAATCAAGATCGCCATGAAAGTCAGTCAAGACCGCAATAAAATCGTTCAGAGTCATGTGTTACTCCAACCGAATTGGTTGCCGCGGGGATGAATCGTGAACATACACTTGGCTTCAGCGCCGGGGGCCGCATCAATCTGGAAGTTCCCGACTCGCGCATTAAAGGCATACGCAATAGTCGAGGCTCCCGCGGTTGCCGCCACCACAAAGGTACGGTCTACCGTTCCAGCGTAGGAGTCAGCCCGAATTTGCAACAACGCAGCATCCGAGGGATTCCATGCCGCCGTGATTGATAGTGAGCTTGGCGCATTCTGCACCGGAATCTTGTCGCCTTGGCGGCTTCCGGCTACAGAGTACGAAGCCACCGCATCATCGGTCCCGAACGCGGGGATCGCCTCAACAGGAACTGCCATGCCGGTCGTCCCGGTCCCATTGGCAGCGGTGCCAACAATGCTGCCAACCTGCCCGGTCCAAACCGCTAGATTAGCGGTAGACAAAGGGGTCGGAGTAGCGTCATCTTGCATCCAAAGCGATGCAGAAAAACCCGGCAAAACGGCATTAGGTGCGGCCATTTTTATATCTCCTTATGCGTTGTTCGACCAGCCGTACTGGTTGCCACGCGGGTGAATGGTGAACATACACTTGGCTTCAGCACCAGGAGCAGAGTCGATTTGGAAGTTGCCGACGCGGCCATTGAATGCGTAATAAACGATATTCGTGCCATCGGTCGCCGAGATCACGAAAGTGCGATCAATCACGCCAGAATAGGAATCAGCCCGAACCAACAAAAGATTGGCATCGGAGGGATTCCAGGCCGCAGTAATCGACAGCGAGGTCGGGGCATTTTGCACAGGAATCTTGTCGCCCTGCCGCGAACCGGCCACAGAATAACTAGCGACAGCATCGTCCATGCCGAACGCGGGAATCGCCTCGACCGGCAGAAGATTGCCCGAGACTGCAATCGGAGAAACGCTGGCGACCAGCGAAAGCTGCGCGGTGGTCAGCGGAGTAGGAGTCGATCCCGGCTGGCAATACAGCGCGGCACTAAACCCCGGCAAAACAAGATTAGGGAGAGCCATGACAATTTCCTCAAGAGTTTATGAAA